GACAATACATGGCGATGCTTAAGATGGCTACTCAAGAGAACCCATACAGTGATAGGAACGCCTTCTATTACGCCAGAGAGCTCTACTTTTACGGGCTATATAAGGAAGCTGCTAAAGAGTTTAAGCGCCACCTAGAGCTTCCTACGGCCGTTTGGAAGCCTGAACGAGCTGCTGCTCTTAGATATCTATCAATCTGCGAGCCAAGTAATGCTGAAACCCATTTGGTGAAAGCCGTGGCTACAGACCCGTCCCGTCGTGAACCTAAGGTTGCCCTCGCCCAAGAGTTCTACAAGAAGCAAGACTGGGTTAATTGCTACAAATGGTCAACAGAGGCTCTTGCCATTGAAACTAAGCCACTAGATTACATGTGCGAAGAGTTTGCTTGGGATCACACCCCGTATGACTTAGCTGCGCTAGGTGCATACAACTTAGGAATGTTTAAAGAAGCCTTGGAGTATGGAGTTAAAGCTGTAGAGCTCAATCCTGCAGATCAGAGATTAGTAGCTAATCTTGGCTACTACCAGTCGGCTTACCCTTCCGGGTCTCTAGAGAATGATAAGCCTCTACAGCATTAGCACTAGTACGGCTTTGCCAGCTAAAATTACACTCGCTGCACTCAACGATTTTCATTGTAGACCATCGGCCCTTGCTAGGGCGATCTACAGTTTTGGTTTTTAAAGAACTAGTCTTTGCTTTGCAAAAAGGGCAAAGAGGAAAACGCTTATGGCGCATTTCCTGCCCTTCCCAATTTACGGATAAAGTTCTACGAACTTGCTTCGGTGTAAGACCGCCCCAGATTCCCCATATTTGTTTGTTTTCTAAACCCCACTTGGCGCACTCGGCTCTAACGGGGCATGCCTCACAAAGTTTTTTGGCTGGAAGTTGCTGAGCCGGTTTGTTGGCAAAGAAGTTTTCAACATATTTTCTATTTACAGGTTTTGCGCATTCGGCATCTTCGTGCCATTCGGGTGAGTCAATCAATGCTAACTACTTTCACCCAAGTTGTTTCAATGACGGGATACAAGATGTAGCCATCCTCTGTTTCACCATTTTCGTCGCAAGGATGGCCGGGCTCTTCTCCTACGGGGTGTACCCCAGAATACCCGTGAACTATTTCTGCTCGATCAATCAGCTTGAAGGCGTCTCCAAGAGAGTACGCAATACCCTCTCTTTGCAGGGTAGAGGCTAAAGCTTTTCTAACTATCTCATGCTCTAGATCTACGTGATCTTCAGTATAAAACAATAGAGAGCCATCACGGCTCTCTTCAAGGTCCCACAAAAACCAAAGGGACTCGCCAATACGAGAATCTTTCATAGAAAGATACTATCTTGACAAGTCCCTACAATCCGGGTTTACTACCGAGAATTACAATTTATGGTTTTGCGATACTGTGCTTAACATTTCCAAAGGCAGTGACTACAAAGTGGGTAGTCAAGTCAGAATCCTTCTCTGGATCCGGGACAGACACTTTAAGCTCTACATCCACTAAAGCAGGAACGGCATTTTCATCAACGCTCATAAACTTGGCAATCTCTTCATAAGCTGTAGCGCGAGCCTGTTCTATAGTGTCTGCACCATATTTTAGTTCGAAGTGTACTCTCATTACTTGATCCTCTTTTCTAGGCTGTAAGGAGAGCTGTGGTCTCCCTTGATTGTAGGTGCTAGGTCGTCGATTGAGTTCACAATTACATCACCGTAGCGAATAGCAATTACCTTACAGCGACGGCCGTTTTTGTGCAGCAAGTCAGCCTGAGTAAACGCATCCACGCGGAAGCGGACTTCGTCGCCAACAGTAATTTGTCCAGGCTGTAGAGGCACCCAGACTTCATCAGGATTTACCTTAGGCTCTACTGCCATCTTACCTAGAGCTAACTTACTAAATACTTCTACTGTCTCGATGGCTAGATTGGGTGTCATCTTCTCAAAGGTCTCCCATGTCTCAAGCAATTTAAGAATTGCCTTCCCGGAGCCAACTTTGACTTTTGCTTCTTCGAGTTGCTTACGAACCCACTCGTAGTTTACTTCTGGCATTTTCTCTCCTACTTAGTTTGTCACTACTGATTTTAGTAGCTTTAAAGATTCTTCTTTTGTGGGGATAGCACTTAGATAATCTTTACGTTGATTGATTGCTATTTTTAGACGCTCTTCTGGCGTTACTTCTTCGATACTGGATCCTAGGATGTACCAACTATTAGACAGCTTTCCAGTATCTCTCCAATCAGAGCACACCGGAACCAGAGCATTCATCGCTTGGATATACCTATAGGACCACCAAGTCCCAACCCCTCGATCGTGAGGAGCGATTAATACGCCAAAGCTAGATGCAAGCCTGGCCGAAACCGTTTCTTCTTTTTCCCGCTGAGCAATTTTTAAAGGTGCAGTTGGTAGGGCTAGGAGTTTTTCTACTTTTTTAGTCCACGAGGCCTTAGGCGAATCCGCTACCCAGATGTTTGAGCAGAATTCCGAGACCTCTGGTTCAGAAATTAGATGAGCATCTAAGTTCACTCCAATAAGACTAGAGCTATCTTCAGTAGAGATGAACTTAGCTACAGACTCTACATCCTTCCAAGGCATGGATGGGTAGATAGTCTTAGGCCACGGGGTAGTCAACAGCTTTGTAGCTGCTTGACGGATACTCTGAGCGTATGTCTCTCCAACAGCTGTTTTAAATTCACGTCGCTTGGAGTAGAACGGGGAGAAGATATTAGTCACGTCTCGATCAATTGATGCCAAGCTTGACTTAAACTGCCAAATCTGAGGATGATCGACCACTAGACGAAGCTTCGGTGAGTCGTACATGATATTAATGGCGTGCATTGCGCCGTAAACTTTGTTGGCTCCTAGGCTTGTAGGAGGCACTACGCCAATGATGATTGAGTCATATTGGTCTAAGAATTCTTTGGTCCAAGTCACGCTTGGAGTTGTCCACTCAACGGTAGCAAAGGTTTCTACGCTTTTAACAAGTGTTCCGAAGAAGCTAGTAGTTGTAGATGGCTTGGTGTGGGATGAAGCCATTCCGGTTACAAGTACTTTCATTTCAATCCTTTGATGGTGTAGAGGGGCACCTTTCGATGCCCCTCCACGGTCGTCATTTAGAACGGTGTGTCTTCTGATGCACTAACAGGTGCAGCTGGTGCAGGTGCTGGTGCTGGTGCTGGCGCTGCTGCAGCTGGTGCAGGTGCCGGAGCAGGGGCTGCAGGGGCTGCCGCTGCTGCAAATGCATCGTTAGTTACCGCTGCAGTTGCGTTGTAGTTCTTGATCTCGTTGCTCTGGGTACCGTTGTAGGTACGAGTAGCTAGAGTTCCACGGAATGTGCGGTGCAATAGCGCCTGCTCAATCTGTGCATTAGTTGGGTTGCTGTTGAAGTAGTCCTTGTTCAAACCAAGAACACCCATCTTCATGAAGAACATTCCGAGTGCTTTGTTGTTCTCTGGTGAGATAACAAGATTGTCCCATACGCGACGCTTCGCGTGAGGGCCACTCTGAACTTCTGTTGTGATTTTGAACATGGTCTTACCAGACTGAGACACGGTGGCCTTAGACTCGATAACCTTCAGTTCGTAATCGCCATCTGGTAGTGGCTCGTAGCTAGCGGTTTCGCCAGCTTCTTTAACTAGATCGCTCCAATTTACTGAGCTCATGGTTTAGTTTCCTTCACTTGTTGTAGTTGATTTCTTTGTTGCTGCTTTAGTCTTCTCGCCGAAGACGATGTCTAGCATGCGCTCGACACCAAGGTCTTGCTGTTCTACGATCTTACCTAGACGCCCTTGAACACGCTCTCCAGCTTCCCACTCAGGGGTACGCTCGACATACATACGTCGTACCTTGAATGGTGGCTGCATAGGGTCAGGGTTTGGCATAGTTTCTACCGTAATTGCGCCCAGGATGTCATAGAAGTACGGAGCCTGAATTGCTAGCTGGCCCTGTAGGTAGGGACGGTATACACCGTCTGTACCCTTACGAGCCATAGCAGTCAGGATTACGGCCTCTAGAGGCTGGGTTGGGTGCATTGTCAAGTCACGAAGGTCACGAAGTAGTGCACCCATGTGGCGAAGCAACTCGCCCCACTGCTGCATCTTCATCTGTTCGGTTCCTGCAATGTTGTCCATGCACTTAACCTGCAACTCAGAAATTGAGTCAATGATCAAGGACTTGAACTGGTGCTTGCCGCTCTGAAGCCACTGGAAGGCTTTCATAACGACGTCGTAGTCGCGAACTTGAACCACTACTGTGTCCCAAGTGCCATCTGCAATAGGTGGCGCTTCGCTAATTGGATCCCAGTACTTAACGGTGATTGGGAGGAAACGGTGTCCACCCTCAACGTCGAGCATTAGGCGTGGATAAGGCGCTGTAACGGCAAATGATGATTTACCGACCTTTGATTCGCCATAAACCATAATTGTTAAACTGCGATCAACTTCAGACATTCTTATTCACTTCCTTTCTTCTCTTCGATTCCATAATATCCGTACGGGTCGGATGACTCGAACGCATCGCTAAGTGCTGCCTCTGCCGCCGAACCATCGTCGAACATCGGGCAAATAGCGAAGAATTGGCACTTCCACTTGCATTCACGTGACGGCTTTGGGTAGGCAGCCTTCATGTGGCTAACCCCCTCGTCCAGTCCATCGCGAACGCGCATCATATCTTCCAGAGTGCCTTCAAGGCGCTGGTAGAACGAGCGGAGTGCAAACTTATTGTGACGAACTTCAATC